ATGCTAATCTTAGTATGCATAATGATAGGTTTTTATGCAGTATTTGATGCTTATAATAAACCAAACGAATGTGTAGGGGCCATAACGGCCCTTACCAAACACACACATAACACAGGAGACTTAAATGTCAAATCCATATCAAATTCGCTATGATGTATTAAACATGGCAAAAGAAATTGCAGACAAACATTATGATATGCAAGTAGATCTTGCTAATAAAATGTTAGGAATGTATAAGGAAGATACTGAACAAGCTCTTGACGCTTGGCAAAAGTATGTACCAAAAGCTTTAAATCCAGATGAAATTAAAGCGCAGGCGGAAAAACTTTATGAGTTTGTATCGGAAAAAAAGTAATGTTTATTGTAAGAGATAAAGAAGGTGATGTTATTGCTATAGCATCAAAGCAATCAGATGCTGAGGGTATTGCGAGCACAAAATTAAACGGTGCTGAATATATAGTGCAAGAATCAACCGATAGTGTAGAACTACGTGAAGTTTATCGCTCTTACTATAAAACTAGATGATTAAAAAACATAAAGAAAAGTTAAGAGGGCTCATGCCCTCTTTTCCTATTTACATAGAGTTAAACTTAACTGAACTTTGTAATATGACATGTACATTTTGCCCAAGAAGCGCAGATTATCCTAATCTTAATCTACATATGTCTCTTGATACAATTGATACAATAGCAACTCAATTAAATGATTACCAAAGACAATGTTATTATACATTTATCAGGTAGAGGAGAACCCACTCTACATAATAACTTTGATGTTGTACTAGATAAGTTATCTAATTTCCAAGTAAAGTTATCCACTAACGGTAAAAAAGTAGATCAATATCTAGAAAAAATAAATAAACTGTATAAAGTCTATTATAGTATATACGATGAGAGTACAATCAGTTATGAAGAGGCTCAGCTAAAATATAACTTTTTAATATTAGATAAACGAACTAGTAATACTAATCAGAGATATCACAATCGTGCTGGAGATATAGTAAACGAATTTACAGAAGCTAATCCTAAGCATCCTAGATATGGATTACTCTGTGAAAAAACCTTTACAGTAGTTTATATTAATTACAATGGAGATTATAATTTATGTTGCAATGAATGGCACAATCCAACCGTTATGGGAAATATTCATAATGAAACTATATACGATTTCTTTAACTATAATACTAAGCTAAAAATTTTTAGAGATGATCATCTAAATGGCTATCGCAGTTGTTCTCCCTGCAACAAATGTAATAAACCTTTACATGCAAGACAGGTTGCCTTATTGGATAAAATATTATATAATGAGTAGGAATAGGAGATTATATGAACTATTATACTAGTGTAAATCGCTACGGTAACAATATTCTTTACAGAGGTGTAGAGGGTGGTGAACGAGTAGCTAAAAAGATTCCCTTNATGCCTACTCTATTTGTAAAGTCTACTCACGAGACNGGTTGGTTTAACTTACANAATGAACCAGTATTGCCAAGAACTTTTGANACTATGAGAGATGCAAAAGATTTTATGAAGCAATACGAAGGGGTAGATAACTTTCCAATATATGGTACTACTAATTATGTAACTCAGTTTATTAATGATCGCTATCCAGAAGCTCCTAAGTTTGATCGAGATAAAATAAACGTTACTACTATTGATATTGAAGTTGCTTCTGATGACGGCTTCCCTTTTGTAGAGCAAGCTGCTCATCCAGTTATCTCTATTACGATGAAAAATAATATTGACGGTATATACCGAGTGTGGGGACTATACGATTATGAGCCAGACAATTGCGAAGTTGAAGGCATTGACGCTATTCAGTATATCAAATGTAAAGATGAAATCGACCTCTTACTCTCTTGGTTATCTTATTGGCATGATCCTCGCTGGTGTCCCGACGTGGTTACGGGATGGAATACTCGTCTTTTTGATTTCCCATATCTTATTAACCGTGTTAAAAATATAATAGGAGGGGATGTATATAAGAAGTTCTCTCCGTGGGGGATGGTAGACCAACGCAATATCATTACAGCGCGTGGAGAACTTATTGCATATGAGATGGCTGGTATCCAGCAGTTAGATTATTATGATCTGTTTACTAAGTTTGGATATACTTATGGTGAACAAGCATCATATAAGCTAGACCACATTGCACATGTAGTCCTTGGAGAGCGTAAGCTCTCCTACGATGAGCATGGTTCTCTGCATACTCTCTATAAGCATGACTTCCAGAAGTTTATTGACTATAATATAAAAGATGTGCAGATCGTGGATCGTCTAGAAGAGAAGATGGGATTGATTACTCTAGCTATAACTATGGCTTATAGAGGAGGAGTTAACTATTCAGAGACTTTTGGTACTGTGCAGATCTGGGACTCTATTCTATATCGTTTGCTATTCAAACAACAGATAGCTTGTCCTCCTAAGTTTAGTAAAGAGAAAGTTCCTTATCCTGGAGCGTATGTTAAAGAACCTCAGACTGGTATGCATGACTGGGTAGTATCCTTTGACCTTAACTCTCTCTATCCTATGATTATTGTTCAGTATAATATGAGTCCTGAGACTGTATTACAAGGTAAAGAGCATCTGGGGTTAGAACCTGTAGATAAACTACTAGGTGGAGAAGAGATAACTATTCCAGAAGGTACTACTATGGCAGCTTCTGGTGTTAAGTTTAGTAAAGATCAGGTAGGTATTATTCCTGCTATCATTAAGCAGTACTATGATGAACGTAGAGTTATTAAGACTGCTATGCTAGAAGCTCAACAAGAGTATCAGACTGCTCCTACCAAACGTATAGAGAATAAGATGACTATCTTAGAGAATCAGCAGATGTCTATTAAGATTCTTATGAACTCTTTGTATGGTGCTCTAGGTAATAAACATTTCCGTTACTTTAATAATCACGTTGCAGAAGCTATTACTACTTCTGGTCAGCTATCTATTCGTTGGGCTGAAGAGGCTATCAATAAAGAGATGAATACTGCTCTAGATACTCTTGGAGAAGATTATGTGATTGCTATTGATACTGACTCTCTGTATGTTAATATGGATAAACTAGTTAAGAAGTTTAATCCTAAAGATCCTGTTAAGTTCTTAGATAAGATATGCCGTGAGCATTTTGAGAAAGTACTAGAGAAGTCCTATGCTGTTCTCGCTAAGAAGATGAACGTTATGGAAAACCGTATGGAGATGGCTCGGGAAGTCATTGCTAATCGGGGTGTATGGATTGCCAAGAAACGTTATATCTTAAACGTTCATAACAACGAAGGTGTGCAGTATGCTGAACCTAAGATGAAGATGATGGGAGTAGATGCTGTGCGCTCTTCTACTCCTCAGGTCTGTCGTGATAAGTTCAAGAAGATATTTAAAGTTATTATTGACGAAGGTGAGACTGCTACCCAGAAGTTTATTGCTGACTTTAAGAAGGAATGGAAGCAACTACCACCAGAAGATATATCTTTCCCTAGAGGATGTAACATATCTAAGAAGAAGGGTAGAGATGAATTTACTTGGGCAGATAAGAAAACGATCTATAAGAAGGCGTGTCCTATTCATGTGAGAGGAGCTCTGTTATATAACCATCATATTAAGAGTAAAAGTTTAGATAAAAAATATGAGCTTATCAATAATGGAGAAAAGATTAAGTTTGTCTATCTTAAGATGCCTAATCCTATCAAGGAAAATGTAATCGCGTATGCAAACGATCTTCCTAAAGAGCTTGACTTACATAAGTTTATAGACTATAATAAGCAGTATGATAAAGCTTTTGTTGACCCTATCAAGCATTTACTTGACGCGCTTGAGTGGGAAGTAGAGCCTACTGCTACGCTAGAGGATTTCTTTGCTTAATGTATAGTATGACTATATTCAAGTCTCCACGTTGGTGGGAGCGAGAGAATAGATATGTATATGATAACAAGACTCATCGTCGTATGGACTTTGAGTCCTGGGATAAGTTTGTTAACTTTTTACGCAAGTTAAGTGAAAGGAAATTAAATGGTAAGCAAGATGCAGAGCTTATTTCGCCAGCTGTATTTAAACCTAACACTACTAGGGGCAACGCAAACGTACTTGCTTGGGCTCGGTGGGCTGCTGTTGATGTTGACGATACTACGTTTGATGGAAACCTAGAAGATGAGCTTCGTAAACGATTCGGGCATTGGAGTTTTGTGTGTTATTCTACTGCTAGCAGCAGTGATACTTTACCGAAGTTTAGATTGGTATTCCAACTTAGTAGCGAGGTTGAGGTTGATAAAATACGACACTTTTGGTTCGCACTTAACTCTGAACTCAACGATCTCGGAGATCCGCAGACTAAAGATCTTGCAAGGATGTATTATATACCTGCAATTTACTCTGGCGCTAATAATTTCTTTTTCGTTAATGATGGTGAGCCATTGGATATTAACTACGTATTGGCTAGGTGGCCGTACGATGATAGACGTAATGCTAAATCGTTTTTAGATAAACTACCTGACGCTTGGAGAGAGCAAGTAGTAGAGTATCGTAAAGGTAAGCTAGATAATACTAGTTATGTTTGGACTTCATACAAAGATTGTCCATTTGTAAATAAAAATTTATTTAAAGAGTATATTGGTATGTCCTTTATGGATGGAACCGGACGCTATAGAATGATCTATAAGTTAATGATTTCTGTCGCTGCTAATGCTATAGAGAAGCAGTATCCAATAACTGCAAATCAGATAGTAGATATTATAAGAGAAGTAGATAGAGAAACTGCTAATCTCTATGAGAAAAGACCTTTAGAATTAGAAGCTAATAACGCATTAGAGTATGCATATAAAAATGGAGTTCTATAATGCTACCTGACCAAATGGAAGCAGAAAAAAATAGAAAGATTATCGTATCTCAAGCTAGAGTTATTGATCAATTACAGACTAACGTAAAGGAATTACAAGAGCAATTAGGAAAAGCTAATATACGTATCAAAGAATTAATGGAGAATAAATTATGATAGCAGGTAAAGTATGGGGCACTACAAAGCTAGTTGAAGCAAATGGTGCTTTAGAATTTCATCGCATTGAAATGAAAAAAGGGGGAGTATGTTCTAAACACCTTCACCGTTATAAGTGGAATGGTTTTTATGTAGAGTCTGGGATCATGTTAATTAGAACATGGCAACGTGATTACGATCTTGTTGACGAAACTATTGTAGAAGCTGGTGAGTACCATAAAGTTAAGCCAGGCCTGTATCATCAGTTTGAATGTATTGAATCTGGAGTTGCATTTGAACTATACTGGGCTGAATTTAACCATAATGATATAGAACGAGAAAATATAGGATATCATATAGATGAGGATGAAGAAGAAACTATACATCTGACACCATCTACAATGTATGATGAAACCGATTTTGCAGGTGGTAGTACACTATACGCTTCAGATGGAACATCTATTACTATCGATCTGGACGAAGATGGATCTTCCCAATACTTTGCAAAAGGTTCGTGATGATTACAGGTATCACATTTAGCACATTTGATTTATTACATGCTGGGCATATTTCAATGCTTAGAGAAGCTAAGACTGTGTGTGATTATCTTATATGCGGATTACAAGTTGATCCATCTTTGGAACGTAAAGAAAAAAATACTCCAGCTCAAACTTTAGTAGAGAGATGGACTCAGCTACAAGCTGTAAAATATGTAGATGAAATAATTCCATATCAAACGGAAAAAGATGTAGAAGACATCTTGCAATTATTTCAAATAGATATTAGAATAATAGGAGAAGAGTATAAGAAAGCTGGTCGATATACTGGTCGCGCTACTTGTGCTGCTCGAGGTATTGAAATATACTATAATAAAAGAGATCATAGGTTCTCTACATCAGACTTAAGAGATAGAGTTCATGGTGAAGAACTTAAAAAACAAATATTAGGAGATATGAATAATGAGTGAACCTGAACTAATGCCAGTTGCTAAGCGCAGAGAGCAGAAATTTAAACTAGGGATTGTAGGTTATGGGTATGTAGGTAAAGCAGTAGATTATATCTTCTCCACTCCTACAGTAGAAAAAATGACTATAGATCCAAAGTATAATGAAAATACTTTAAAAGATTTATGTGACTGGAATCCTTCTTGTGTCTTTATTTGCTTACCTACTCCATCTAAAGATGACGGTAGTGTTGATAGTAAAGATATAGATGAAGCAGTAATGCGATTAGTAAATCAGACAGATGCATTTATTGTTATTAAGTCTACTGTTACTCCAGATATTATTGACCGCTTATCTAGAATTGATGGTCGTATTGTATATGAACCTGAGTTCTTAACCGAAGCTAATGCTAAAATGGATATGCTGCAGCGTCGTTATAGAGTTGTAGGAGTTCAACAACAGGAAGCAAGTCAGCATTTAGAAGGGCTTTATAACTATTTTAGTATCGCAGATCCAGCTCAAGTAATTCCAATGTCACCTGTTGAAGCATCGTTCTTCAAGTATACTATGAATAACTTTCTTGCTATGAAGGTTACGTTTCTTAATCAACTAAAAGCAGTTATGGATGAGTATGGTGGTAGTTATAATCAACTATCACGAGTGTTACCAATGGATGGACGTATGGGTCACTCTCATATGAAAATTCCTGGTCATGATGGTAAAGAAGGATTTGGTGGTGCTTGTCTACCTAAAGACCTTACAGCGTTTATCTCCTTTATAGAGAATAAGACAAAGGTTGATCCAGCTTTACTTAAGACAGTAAGAACAGTTAATGATGCAATTAGAAGTGAATATGATCTAGACGATCGGGAGAAAGAACAAAATGTCAATTATGGACAAACTGAAGAAGAACAGCAAGATAAAGACGACGGAAGTTCTAAGTCAAAGTAAATTCTTTACCGAAACGGATATGACGCCTACAGCTGTACCTATGGTGAATGTAGCGTTATCTGGCTCTGTAGATGGTGGAGTGACTCCAGGACTCACTGTTCTTGCTGGTCCTTCTAAACATTTTAAGACATCATTTGCATTACTAATGGCTGGTGCTTATCTTGATCGTCATCCTGATGCTGTAATGCTCTTCTACGATTCAGAGTTTGGTTCTCCTCAATCATACTTTGAGCAGTTTGGTATTGATACATCTCGTATTCTACATACTCCTATTGCTAATGTAGAAGAGCTCAAGTTTGACCTAATTGCGCAGCTCGAGGCTATTGAACGCTCTGATAATGTAATTGTTGTTATTGACTCTATTGGTAATCTAGCTTCTAAGAAAGAGTTAGATGATGCTATGAATGAAAAGTCAGTAGCAGATATGTCACGTGCGAAGGCTCTTAAAGGGTTATTTCGTATGTGTACTCCTTATCTTACTATGCGTAATATTCCTATGATTGCGGTTAATCATACCTATCAAGAGATTGGTTTATTCCCTAAAGCTATTGTAGGTGGTGGTACAGGTATCTATTATAGTGCAGATAATATCTGGATCTTAGGACGTCAGCAAGATAAAAAAGGTACAGAGATTCAAGGGTACCATTTTGTTATTAATGTAGAGAAAAGTCGTTATGTTAAAGAAAAGTCAAAGATTCCTATTACAGTATCTTGGGATGGTGGTGTCCGTAAGTATTCAGGGTTGCTCGATTGTGCTCTTGCTGGTGGTTATGTTACTAAGCCTTCTAATGGCTGGTATGCTGCAGTTAATCAAAATACTGGAGTTGTTGGATCTAAAGTACGGTACGATGTCACGCTTAGTAAGTCCTTCTGGGATCCAATCTTTGATAACACAGATTTTAAAGACTTCCTAAAAAAGCAGTATAGTATTGGTCACCAATCTTTAGTAAGTATGGATGAGATAGTTGAAGATTAAAGACAATCCCTGGCCTCATTTTATAGTAGATGACTTCTTTGAAGATGAGGATTATAATAGATTAGTATCTTTAGCTAAACCAATATATGAACATATTCCTTTAAAGAAGAAAATAATACAGAATGTAACAACTGATTATTATACTAAAACTTATGGACCTAAAGCTTTAAGATATCTTGATCTATTACAAGCTTGGAAAGTAGAATATTATAACCGATTTCAGTTAGACATCCAAGCAGTAAATGATGGAGAACCTTCTTCAGAATTTATTCATGTAGATCGCAAAGATAAATTACTCTCTATAGTAGTGTATGGTTATCCTATAAAGCATGTAGGAACATACATAGGTTCTACTAGAGATAATTTAACTCCTGTAAAATGGAAACCTAATAGAGCGTTAATTTTTTCGAGAGGCGCGAATACTTGGCATAAGTTTCCTACTGACGGGCTAGGTCCTAGAATTACTTTTAACATTAACCTTTATACGGATTTTTTTAATGAGTGAAAAACTAGAAGAAAATGTACATTATGAACTTGTTCCAGGCAATACTGATCATTGGGATATAAGAGTATTAAAAGGAGATTATATCGAGACCGTATTTAACTTTGGTGCAATTAAAGTAACGGAAAATGACGAGTTGAGATATAATACAGAGATAAAACATTCTACCTTTGATGAGGATTATAGCTATGATTCGGATTTAGAGTGGCATAATCTTACAGGTAATATATTAATTAACATTATAGAACAATCTATAGAAAATAAGAATAACTCTTGACCTCTATAGATATTTTTAATATAATATATGTTACATAAAGATGAGGTAAAAAGTTGAGTAATATCGAACAAGTTGTATTGAAGCATCTGCTTTTAGATGAATCATATACACGTAAAGTTCTCCCGTTTATTAAGCCAGAATATTTTCAAGGAGTTTATAATCAATTATTTAAAGAAGTAGCTAAGTTTGTTGCTAAGTACAATAAGTTACCTACTATGGATGCTTTTAAGATTGAAATAGACCAAAGCGATAAGTTTAACAACGATCAGTATATCGCCGCGATGGAGATTCTTCCTAACGTTTTTGATAGTACCTCACATGATGCTGATAGTGATTGGTTACTAGACACTACGGAGAAATGGTGTCAGGATAGAGCAATACACAATGCTATAATAGAATCAATATCAATTATAGATGGAAAGCATAAAGATTTAACTAAAAATGCTTTACCTGATCTGCTTACAAAAGCTCTTGGAGTATCATTCGATACAGCTATCGGCCATGATTATATTGAAAACGTCGATGAGAGGTATGACTTCTACCATGAGCAAGAAGAACGAATTCCTTTTGACTTAGAGTATCTTAATCGAATCACTAAAGGAGGATTACCTAATAAAACTCTTAATATTGCGTTAGCCGGTACTGGAGTTGGTAAGTCTCTCTTTATGTGTCATGTCGCTAGCTCTGCTTTGACTCAAGGAAAGAATGTGCTATATATTACATTGGAAATGGCTGAAGAGCGCATTGCTGAACGTATAGATGCTAACCTACTTGATGTTCCTATTGATCAACTAGAGAATCTATCCAAGCAAATGCTTAAGACTAAGATAGATCAAATTGCAGAGAAAACTAGCGGTAAGTTAATTGTAAAAGAATATCCAACCGGATCTGCTCATACAGGTCATTTTAGAGCTTTACTTAACGAATTAAAACTTAAACGTAACTTTGTACCTGATGTAATTTTTATTGATTATTTAAATATATGTTCATCTAGTAGAATGAAAGGAATGGGAGGTGCAATCAACTCATACTCCTACATTAAAGCAATTGCTGAAGAGATACGAGGTCTTGCGGTGGAGTTTGACGTACCGATCGTATCTGCAACACAAACGACTCGTTCGGGTTTTAGTAATTCGGATGTTGGGCTTGAAGACACGAGCGAGTCTTTTGGATTACCCGCTACCGCAGATCTCATGTTCGCTCTCATCTCAAATGAAGAACTTGAAGCAGATGGACAAATCTTAGTAAAGCAATTAAAGAATAGATATAACGATCCGAATGTTAACAAGAGATTCGTAATTGGTGTTAATCGATCGAAGATGAGATTGTATGATACAGATGATCCATCAATAGAATTAGTTAAAGACGTACCGGCTTTTGATAAGACAGAAGTGAATAAAAGATTTGAAGATTTTAAATTGGAGTAAATTATGGCATTAAAAGGTATCACGAATAAAAAGAAGACAAGCATCGGCAAAGGTAATGTCAAGATGTCTTCTATGAATAAATCAAAGAAACGCAGCTATAAAAAGAATCGAGGACAAGGTTAATGGAAGCACGCTTAATTTCACATAGTCAACCTGTACGACATGTGCATAGTGGAGAACCCGGAATTATGGGGCTTGAAAATATTCAGGATCTTGTAGCGTATTGTGCCAGAGTATCAAATCCTTCGAATCAAGCTAATACAAAAACTACGCCTAAACTTCTTAATTATTTAATCAAGCACAAACATTGGTCACCGTTCGAAATGGCAAGTGCTTGCATCGAGGTTGTAACGACAAGAGATATTGCAAGGCAGCTTCTTCGTCACAGATCATTTTCGTTTCAAGAATTCTCTCAGAGATATGCTGACATTCGAGATATCGGAGATGACTTTGTAGTTCGAGATGCTCGATTACAAGATCTTAAGAATCGTCAAAACTCTGTAGAGACCGACGATCAGTATATTCAAGAGCGTTGGGAAGAAGAACAACTAAAGGTAATTATGCAAGCTAAGCAAGCATACAAATGGGCAATAGAAAATGGAATCGCAAAAGAACAAGCAAGAGCTGTTTTACCAGAAGGTAATACGGTTAGTCGTCTCTATGTCAATGGTACTATTCGCTCCTGGATACATTATGTTGAGTTACGTTCGGCAAATGGAACCCAAAAAGAACACATGGAATTGGCGCGGGAGATAGCAAAATCAATTAGCGGTATATATCCTAACATAAATACGTTTATTAGTTAAAGGAGAAAGCACATGGCTGAATTTACAAAGTGGCCTGAACACGCCAATAAGATGAGTTATACTTTTTTACACCAGTTGACAGATAGTTCAGGCGACCACGAATTTTTTGCAAATGATGAAGATGCAGCTGCTTATGCTACTGAAAACAGTTATGCTGGTTGGAGAATTTCTAAAGAAGGAAGGCCAGAGTGATGGGTAAAAAACTCTCAACATATTGGTCTGATGAAGAACCTGGTAAGTATTGCGAAATCCATGTAGATTTAAAAGAAGAATATTTTTATATAAAGTATTTTGATGCTAACGGCAAAATGTATTACAAAGAAGATCATATCGGAAAATCAATGCGATGGGCCGAAGATGCAGCTGAAAATTGGGCATTAGGAATTAAAAAAATAGGCGTGTTATATGGGTGAAAAATATGGTATAATGGTTCAAGCTGATTCTGATGGAGAACTCTTTCTTGAGTTCCCTGATGAATTACTTGAAGCTCTTGATCTACAAATTGGCGATACACTAGTTTGGGAAAAAAGTGATAATGAAATTTGGTCATTTAAAAAGGGAAGTGACAATGAGTGATAATTGGGTAAATGATATTGAAGATATGCACGACAAGTTTGGTGTACATGATTGGTTTCAGGCTAATCGCGGTGACAAAGATCTGATGCAGAAGTATCTTATGTTTCGTATGCTTATGATTGGTGAAGAATACCAAGAGACGCTTTCTGCTATTAATAATTCTGATGCAGAGGAAGTTGTTGATGGTCTTATTGATATGTGCGTATTTGCTATCGGTACTCTTGATGTGATGGG